GAGCAGCCACAGGAAGTCCGCTCGGCTGATACCGTATCTGATACCAAGAACCTCGACATCCAGAGGTGGCGCACCAAGATCAACCGCAAGGGGCGGGACGTTAAGTTCACGCCTGACGCTCTGGCTGATTACGAGGCTGATATTATCCGCGAGCGTTTGGCAACAGGCGCAGACCTCGACGAAGTGTTCCGACCGCCCTTCGTGGGTTTTTAGAAGCCGACCGGAGCGAAGCCGAACCGGAAGGCACAAAGGCACTCAATCCGCTCGCTCGAACGCGGGCAGGATGGCGTGAACACGCAGAAGCGATGGAGCGCCTAATCGACAAAGAGGTTGATTCCTTTGTTGATGATATAGAGCAGGCTATCACCAAGCAGATCGACGCAGCAGCACGAGCCGTCCGTAACGACAGCAACATCGATGCAGCCATTGACTCTGAGCCGATCACAGAGGTGTATCAGGGCGCTTGGAAGAACGCCGCTTTGACGATTACAGGCAAGGTCTACAACGCCATCGACGCAAGCCGCAAGGAGTTCACCGACGAGCAATACACTTCATGGGAGGACAACGTTGATACGTACCTCGCCCAAAATGGCGGCGAGCAGATCCGTCTGATCGACAACTACACGAAGGAGTGGGTGCAGGCAACGGTCACATCGGCAACACAGACCGCCGCAGAAATGGGTCTTGGAACGGATGACATCGCCAAGATTCTACGCGGAATGTGGTCCGGCTACACAGACCAAGATGGCACTGTCTATCCGGGCATATCAAAGAACCGCGCCCTTCGGATTGCCCAAACGGAAATGAACGCCGCCGCCAACTACGGGGCGATGGAAGCCGCCACCGCCGCAGGCATGACTCGCAAGTTCTGGATAACCGCAAGCGACCAGAGGGTGCGACCAGACCCGAGGAAGAAGCCTCGAGCGGGCGATGCCAACCACCGAGTCCTCGACGGTGAGGAAAGACCCATCGGCGAAGCGTTCAGCAACGGGTTAATGCGACCATCCGAGGCAGGTAAGCCACCGGGTGAGGTTATAAACTGTCGTTGTCAAATGGGCTTTTTGCCTTAATTATTTAACCACATGGACCAGATAGAACAGACAGGGAAAGTTATTGAGGTCGGCAAATTGATTGCCGGAGTTATCGTCGTGTCGATGCTTGTCGGCGTAGCGACCGCCGGGTATCGTGAAATACCAGATAGAGTTGGTGCGGTTGAGATGGCACAGGGCAGCATCCTGACGCAAATAGGAACGATGGAGGACCGTATCGAAGCGGTAGAGCGCACTCAAGCCGAAATCAAGAAGGAGTTACAACTGATCACCTGCCTGCAACTGGCAGAGGCCAGAAAATTATCTTATCAGGAGTGCATCCAATGAAACGAGCCGCCGCCATCATATTGCTTTGCCTTTTTGCAACTGCCGCACATGGACAGGTGGGCATTGAGCGCGACCTATCGGGCAACCAGATCAACGCCGAGTTCTATCTGGAGGTGGCTAAAGGTGACGTAAAGAGCCACAGCGTAGTCAACAAGTTTGGCGAGGCTGACGCTATCGGTACAACGTGGACGGTCATTACAGACAGCAAGACGTATCCAACGCCGACCTCTCCGGTATCATTGGAGATACTGTCCTCGTCCGATGTAGACAGCACGAGCAACGCCGGAGCGCAGCAGGTACTTATTCAGGGAATAGGTGCAGATTGGCGCGAGCAGACAGAGACGGTAACCCTGCAAGGAACGCAAGCAGTAGACGTGAGCAATACGTGGCTTCGTGTTTATCGTATGTACGTGGTCAATACAAACACCTACGCATCAACGTCAGCGAGTACCCATGACGGGACGATAACCCTGCGAGTAGATGGTGGCGGTGCTACGTGGGCGCAGTTAGCGAAAGATGGCGTGTTCGGATATGGTCAGAGCCTGATCGGTGCGTATACTGTGCCGAAAGGAAAGACTGCTTTTTTGACCTCTTACGCGGCAGATATTGAGCCAACCAAGAACGCCAATATTGCTTTTTTTCAGCGTTGCGGAGCGGACGATGTAGCCTCTCCGTACGAGCCAATGCGATTGCAAGCACTACACAAAGGATTACAGAATACGCTTGTCATAACGAGCCACGTGTCACGCGGTCCGTTTGTCGGACCCTGCGACATTGGATTCTTCGCAAAGGTGGCAAACAATACCGCCAATATTTCGCTCCAGTTTAACCTTGTGCTGATAGATAACGGTGACTGAGCATGACAAAAATATCAGGAGCGTTGAGTATTTGGCTCTCGTTATAGCCGCTTACTACGCCGAACTGATACGCCTCGGCATACCCGAAGGAGAAGCGACTATCATCGCCGCAGCACTACAAGACATCATATTCGAGGGAATAAGATGACCTACACCTACGAACGCAAAGACGGAACACGCTTCGAGCATTTTGCTTCGATTAAGAGCGCACCGCTGACCAAGTGTCCAACGACCGGACAGGAGTGCCGCATCGTCATCACAGGCGGGACTGCTACCGTGTTCAAGGGCGGCGGTTGGGTAGATAAGAAATGACAGCAGCAGACCTTTTCGAAGCGGTGTGTTATTGCCTTGCCTTAGCAGCGCTTGCAATCCTTTAGCGAACTCCAAATTACACAGACTGTATAAGGGGCATGGAAGAACTCGACGAGGTATATCGCAAGTGGAACAGGCTCGCTAACATGAGCGCGTCCGATCTTCGGGCGTGGTCCGAAACCGAGTGCAGCCGCTTGGCATCGGTAGACCCGGCGGCAGTCATCGCCCGCAATCTTGAACTGCTCGAAACCAACAAAGACGATTGGACAGACAAGCACATCAAGAACGCCAACCGCGCTATCTCCTTTATTGAAAGAATGCGTAACGGCGAGCAGGGAGAACCCGCAAGAGACGGATGCCCGAGTAAACGGGATATATCATTAATGAACTGGGCGCACGATCCGCGTAAGCCGCTCAACAAATCAACAGACACAATGAACGATAACGAACTGCTCATCGCCTACGGGGGCGAGGTTAAGGCTCTGGGTGACGGTCGAATCGGCGGCTATCTGGTGAGGTTTAGCGGACCGACTGACCCCGACCTATACGGTGACTTCTTCACTAAGTCCACCGACTTCGGCATTCAGGCAACCCTCCCCGTTTACTACCAACACGGCTACGACGATACCCTGAAGAACAGGCAGATCGGCGTGGGCGAGATCAGCAGCACCGAAGCGGGGCTGTGGTTCGAGGCGCAGCTGGAGAAGCGCGACGAGTACGAGAAGATGGTGAACGAACTGGTCGAGATGGGCAAACTCGGCTACTCGTCCGGCGCGGTCGGTCATCTCGTAAGCCGCAAAGACGCGGACAACGGGTCAAAAGAAATTGAGACATGGCCGCTCGGCGAAGCATCGCTTGTGCTGAACCCTGCCGAGCCACGCAACCACGTAATGTCTATCAAGGAATTTGTCGAGGCATCAGCCCCGGCAACACAGGAAATTGCATCTGATGTAGTGGAGCCAGAGGCAGACACGGCAGAGGCGGGGCATGATCACCCTGCGCCAACTGCGGCAGAAGCCAAGTCGGAAGCAATCGATGAAACGCCTGACATGGGCGAAACTCCACACACAGAACAAGAGGACACCACAATGTCTGAACAGAACAATGACGTTCTGAAAAGCATCGAGTCAATGCTCGAAGCACAGAACGCTCGCCTCGACGCTATGGAAGAAGCTAAAGCCGCTCCTGCCATCGTCGAAGTACCTGCCGAAGCTAAGTCCGCTCCGGCTATCATCGCAAACACCGGAGACTCCGAAGCCAAAGCATACGCCGCATGGGTACGTGATGGCGATGCGGGCGCTCTCCGTGGCGCTAAAGGATACGATGTTGATGGTCGTGAAGTTGAGATCAAAGCATCCAACAATACGGACATGAACATTGGCACCGCTGCCGATGGTGGCAATTTGGTCCCAACGGGACACTTCGAAGGCATCTTTGCCAAGAAGTCCGAAGCCGACCTTACGGACCTGCTCGGTCTGACCCGCATCCCCGGTGTCGGAACGACTGTCAACGTGCCTTTCGACAACGAAGCCGATGGCGAGTTTGTCAGCACAGCAGAAGCCAACTCCTACGACCGCGATGCTCCGGCAGTCGGTCAGCAGGCTTTCACGCTTGTCAAGTACACGAAGAAGGTACAGTTGAGCGAAGAACTTCTCGAAGATGAGACGAGCAACCTGCTTGCCTTCATTGAGAACTTCGT